CGCGTGTGGTTGAGCAACATACCGTGCCCTTATTTATCTCAAAATAAACATAAAACTTATAACAGTGATACTACAAAGTTATATCGACTCTTGCATTTAAACCAAGCGGAAGCACTATACTAATTTCAGGCGTAAAACGCCTACACTCTACTCGATAATTTAATGCGAGGCTACTCGTATGAGTCAGTTAACAATATCGTCTATCAAGTGGTTAAATGTAAAAATAGAAAGCAAACTAAGATTTATAGCTTATTTTATCAAATTGCTTTGTATTAGTATTTTATTTTTGTCTCACGGCGCCTTTGCTAATAAAGTCTTTTGTTCTTCTTTGATGTTCATAGAGGATGGTAGCCGCGCGAGGGTATCCCTTATAACTCCCCTGTTTGAGTCAAATGACCCCGCCACAGGGTTTTATGCTGAAAGTGGTGTGTTAAGAGACAAGTGGCGATCCTATCTGAGAAGTTCTATGAAAGGAATGCACGCGAATGAAGCAGGATGTATGAATGCATCCGAATATGGTGACTGGATAATGCAACTAAAGAATACCGGTGACCCGATCCAAATTGTAAAATGGCCATTAAAAAGCTCCATTCATGCCGATAAGCAAGGAGCTTCTGGAGAGGGAGAAATTGCATCCACCACACAACTACATACGAAGAAAAATAAAAAAGAAAGACAATGGGTGGATGGCGTAAATAAACAATGCGTAGCCAATTACAATGAAAACGGTTATCTATTTTTCGTCAATAAATGTACATTCCCGGTTTTAGTCTCTTATTGTATTAAACAACCTATTGAAGAACATAAATATCTAAAGTGCCAAGCCCAGAAATCAGGGGCGTCACGAGTTGGCATAAATTATACTAGGGCAACACTAGAAGTCCCCCCAGGGGGTTCTGTTTCAGCAGGCGGCACTCAAACTGATGATACGGAGTTATATATATACTTAGCTTGCAGAACCGATCAAATCCCCGTCATGTATCGACCTAGTGAAAACGGTGAAAAATACACCGTAGAGTGTTTGGTTACTCAGAACTAACTGTGGCCGGCTTCTTAACAGAAGAAAGGCTCCTCCAGATGAGCCTTTCTTCACTTGTCTCCTGAACGGTAGTCAGTGTCAGTTTGAGCGATTTTTTTCGTTAAAACGCCCTTTTATGATTCCATACTTGGTAGGTATGGAATCATTAGACAAAAGAGGGTATTTTAGGTTGATCTCAATAAAAACAATGCCTAATATACTGTATATAAACACAGTATAAAAAGCGTCATACAGTGGCCAGATTATGAAAAACACGTTTGACAGAGCACGCGCAGCGGAAAACACGTCACAGGAAGCGATCACCTATCTGGATCGAGCATCGCAGATGGATGCCAGGTCGGTCTCGATGCAGGGCGCCGATCTGACTTTCGCCGACGCATTCATGTTATTCACTCGCTTATCATTATTGATAACTCGCCGCCGGCCCGAGATAGCTGTCCATTGTGTTTTGATACATGTTCTCCCGCATATCGCTCAGGAAAAAGTAAGTAACCTGAATAGAATAATGGTGAATCAGCTGGTCAACCCGCTGATCCTAGAAGGGAAGATCGTGATGGGGCGCCGTGTTTTTTCCATCATGAAGCAGTTCCTGGGATGGTGTGCCTTCCAGGGGATTATCGAAACATCGCCCCTGAATGATATATCACTGAACAAAGTTGCCGGCGGCGCGAAGACGGCCCCGCGGGAACGATGCCTGACGGACGCAGAGGTTTGGGTATTCTGGAATGTCTGGGACTATTTCGACGTATGTCCGGGCACGAAATGGGCGGCAAGGCTTTGCCTCGTAGCAGCCAGACGTCCAGATGAAGTGCTGCGGGCCAGAGTAAGCGAGTTCGACCTTAAGCTAAATGTATGGAATCAAGGATCTCGCAACAAATCGGCCCGGTCGCACACCCTTCCGATGAGCTCACTGATGCGGAAGTGCGTAGAAGAATTGATTGATTATGGCGCCGGCAGCCAGTGGCTCGTCCCGTCGAACAAAAAAAAAGCTGATACGCCAATGTCGAAGGTGGCAATAGCCCAAGCGTTGAGGCGGATTCTGGAGCGGCCGGAGCTGGGGGAAGTGGAGTCGTTTACCCCACGCGATCTGCGTAGAACGGCACGCAGCTACTTTCCTGCCCTTAATATTTCACAGGAAGTATCACGTAAGATCATGAATCATAGTCTGGAAGGTATCGACCGTGTATACGACCGATATGACTACATGGATCAGATGCGAGAAGCCCTTGAGAGCTTCTCATCGTACATTTCGTCGATTGTTGAGCAACCAGATTTAGAAGAAATTGACCACAAAATGAAGGGAGATCGCCTATCCACCGAGCTGATCAGAGTAAACTTCTCATAGCTTTTTAATTGCTTCGACAACCTGCTCAACACCATCAGTTTGAGCCGGAAAGCGGTTGCGGAAAGCTGCGAGAACCTCACGTTCTTCCGGAGTCAGCGGCGCTATGCCCTGGTCTCGTAAAAAATCTGCCAGCTCAGGCTGACGGTCTTCAAGAACCATCATCATGAGACGTACTGGGTCCGCATTCAGTGCTTCTGCCAGTGGTAGCACTTTCTCTACCGGCAGCGGAATTCTTCCCTTTTTTATCAGGGACAAAATGTTGGGATTCTTGTAACCAATCTCACGTGAGATCGCCGACTGACTTTTCGGCGAAACAGTGATTAAAGAATCGATGTAGGCGACGTAACGAGCGGTCTTCTCATCGGCCATTGTCATTGTAGTTACTATCCTCGCGTGATCTTTTTGTATGGTAAGTACTTACCGATATTACAGCAACGGTTATTATTGTAAAGTCTTACATCCGGCTATTTGTAGGCAATTATCGCACATAAATCACGCGAAATAAGGGATAAATCAGCAAAATCCGGTACTTCTGTTGATTTTTTTGATTATTTTTGTTTAAGACATTACGATACATTTTTATTAACTTTTATATTAATAGGTAGTACCATCACCTCCAAATGAAACCTGTTGATTAGGATGCTATTAATGGAAAAATTGTCATCTAATTTACTTGCTCTGAATGTAGGCAATGTTTTCGTGCTGACACACCTGGAGGCTGCAGAAGTACTATCTGAGTTACCAAATCACCAGGTAAACGTTAGAGCGCGCGACGCTACTGTTTTCCGGTTCTCCCTGGAAAATGGCTCTTTCACGCTGATCAATACTGGCGACCTCTCTTTCGCGGTTCGAATCAACTAAAATTTATAACCCGCCTATAACTCATTGATCCCCTGCGCGAATTGCTTCCTCCCCTGTTCGCGCAGTGTTATTTTCTTATATCTGAAAACAATTTGTTTACTCGATAAGGAAAGCACATGGCAACCAAACCCAGCAAAACTGTACTCAAAGAGGTACAGGACTTCCGCGATTCCGTAAAACGCGTCGTTGGTCTTCTTTCGGGCAAGAACATTCCTGTAGCTGAATGCGGAGATACAGCATACGTTCGCTACAATAAAAAGGGGGAGCCAGTCATGGTTAACATCCCATCCATACCAGATGACGCAAGCCCTGCGCTTATGAATGCCATACGTGGATTCCTTGATCACGAGGTTGGCCATCTCCTTTTCACAGACGAAAAAGTCGTCAAGAAAATGCGCAACACAAAGGCATTCGGACTCTGGAATGCCCTGGAAGACGTCTACATCGAACGTCGCATGAGTGAAGTGTTCACCGGCAGCCGGCGCAACCTATTGTCCACACGTAACCTCATGATTGATAAATATTTTAATCCCCACATTAAAAAGGCGGTAGCGATGTGCCGCGGGGATCAACGCGAGTTGTTTCTAAAGTTCTTCCTCTGTCCGGTTCTACGGGCGTGGGATGGCCAACCAACTTTTGCTGATTTCATGGAGGAGCACTGGCACCTCATCGATAAACCTATTGCCGTTCTGAAAGAGTTTGGCGTCGATGAAGCTGTCCGTCGTATGGATAGCACTGAGGATTGCGTCAAGGTTGCAGCAGCAATGGCTAAGATCCTGCGTGAAATGACTGAGATGCCAGAAGGGCCGTTACCTGAACGTGAGTCCTCTGTAACCAAAAAGACCGAACCAGAAGAAGACAGTTCAGATGAGCCGGCTGCTGGAGACGATACTGAGGTTTGTGACGAAGAGGGACTCGATAGCACTCCTGATGAGTTTAGCTCTGACGATGAAGATGATGAAAAATCAGACAAATCGATAAGTAAGTACATACCTAACAGGCATGGATTGATAAATGATACAGAAAATAAACCTGAAGATGGCGATTTAGGCCATGAAAATGTTGACGACTTGCCTGACAGCGAAGAAACGACAGCTGATGATCCTGTTACATCTCTGGGCTCGGATGTAGGGGAAGAAGTAGATGATGAAGGGGATTACAGTCCGTCCACGGATGATGGCTCAGAGGACAGGCATGGCAGCTCCTCTGATGACAGTGAAGCTGTCGAAGACGGTGAAGGTAAGGCAGATAAAGACGGTGGCAAGGAGAAGGATGAAGGGGATCGGGACACCTCGGATGAAAGCGATGCCGGCTTTGCCCCACACGCTGACGATATGTCTCTTGATGATGCTCTCAAGGCATTAGAAAACGTCGATGAAGAGATAGGTTCTTCAACCGAAGATGCGCTGGCGTCGGCGATCAAGTCGGAGCTGGCCAGCGCGTCACTATCTGATTACCGGCCATACAATCGCTCCTACGACTTCCTGGGGCCAATTGACGAGGCAGAAGAGCATATTAAGCGCGCCAGAAAAGCTTTTGGCGCAATCCCTATGTATTCTCCCGTAGATCGCTACCGCATTGTTCCAGAGGGCAGAAAACTGTTTGAGATGAAGGTGGAGAGACATCTGTCTTCCTCGGTGTCATCTACCTTGGCCAAAGACCTGGAGCGCGCGATCGCCAGTCGTAACCGTGTTCAGTTCATCCCTGGCCAGCGTCGTGGACGCGTACATGGGGCGAGTCTTTACCGACTGTCGATGAATGACGATCGGGTATTCCGGAGAAAAGAAGACCACAAGGCCGTGAACGCGTGCGTTCAACAGGTCATCGATTTGTCAGGTTCAATGGGCGGCCGAAAAATCGAGCTCGCGCTGGCATCCGCATACACACTGGCTGACGCCCTAGATCGTATCCACGTTCCGAACGTCATTACCGGCTTCACTACTTATGGCAATCCGGATGTAGCAACTATGTCGAAACGTGGGTTTAGCCGCTTTGAAGCGCTTATGCTGCCGATTATTAAAAACTGGCATGAGAAAGCGAACTCCCCAGAGATACGTGCTCGTATGGGCTGTGTGGCGGAGACTTTCCCCCTGCTAAACAACGTGGATGGCGAGAGCATCGCACAGCTGGCTTCTCTGTTTGCAGGGCGTATGGAAGACAAGAAGATCATGATTGTGCAGAGCGACGGCGCCCCATGCGCTGCGGGGGATGGCTTTAGTAACCATCTGCGCTCTGTAACGAATGACATCGAAAACACAAGTGACATCAACCTGTTGGCCATTGGCATTCTTACGGACGCGCCGCGCCGGTATTACAAAAACTATGCGCTAGTGAATAAGGTCGAAGAGTTGGGTACGTCAGTTGTCAGCGAGTTATCTCGTATCATTTTAGGGTAAATCTTGCGCCCTATAAAATAAGTAACTAGTTACTATAAAGACTGATACATTCGTATAGAATAGAGCCCAGAAACGACAACAAGTAAGGAAAAACACATGACCGCGACTGCGCTACCACAAGACGCCCACTCTGATGCCGTCACCTGCAAATGGTGCGGAAAATCCTTCCATCACCTCAAATCCCACTTTTCGATGGGACGTTGTGAAGGCATTCCGGAAGAAGCCAAAGGGCTTGGTGTGGATGACGTAGTGAAAATGTACACCACAGCATTCCCTGGGGAGCCAACGCTGTCTCCAAAGGCCATTGAAGCGTTAAAGACAAAACGCTCTGAGAGGGCTGGCGCAGACGGCAAAATCGCGGATATCAGTTCCCACCCTGGCTATGCAGGGACTGTCGAATACAAAACTGAGCTTGTCGCCGCGCACGAGCTGCTTGGCCTGACTATCAAGGAACTTGGCACGCCCCGAGGCAAACCCCTTCAGGTGACGGTCAACATCAACACGCCATATCCGGAGTTCGTGCCAGAAGTGAAAGCCGGCTATGTATACGGCGACTTCGATCTGATTAAAGACATCTTCATGATGCTGGAGATCGGCATTCCTGGTTATCTGTGGGGTCATGCTGGTACGGGGAAAACCTCCCTGCCAACCCAGCTTTGCGCGCTCCTGAATCGCCCGGTGATCCGCTCACAGCATACGGCATCAACTGAGGAATCCCATATTACGGGCCAGATTCTGGCGCGAGAAGGCACAACCTACTTTGAACCAGGGCTTCTGTCGCTGGCGATGAAGAACGGTTGGGTGTATCTGGCAGACGAATACGATTTTGCATTCCCGCAGATTCTGGGGATCTACCAGCCAGTTCTGGAAGGCGAACCACTCGTAATCAAAGAAGCGACACCAGACTGGCGTCGCGTGGCGCCGCATAAGCGCTTCGCCTTCATCGGTACAGGCAACACTAATGGTTCAGGGGATGAAACGGGGCTTTATCAAGGAACGAACATCCAGAACGCGGCTAACTTCTCTCGCTTTGGCATCGTATCTCACGTCAAGTACATGAAGCCTGGTGCTGAGGTAAACATGCTGGTCGAAGCGGGAATCATCCGTGAATACGCCGAAAAAATGGTTAAGTTCGCCAATCTGGTACGAGACGGGTATGAGCAACACCTGATCAGCCAACCAATCGGCCCGCGTGAGCTGCTTCTGTCCGCAAAAATCGGAATGATGCGAGGTGATTTCGCAGCCGGCATTGAGAAGTCATTCATCAATAAACTCCCCTCCACCTCTGCGCAAGCGGCGCGTGAAGTGGTTCAGAAAATCTTCGGTTAATCGTGCGTAAAGGTTGCTTTGGATCTCTTATCGCAGCTTCTGAAACTGGCGCGGCCTGTTTGTCATGCGCTCACAGGCCTGACTGCCACCAGGCAGCCAAAGGAGTTGCGATTTCGATATACGGGAAGTTCGTCGGCTTCCCCAACGACAAAATTAAGAAAAAACAGAAGGTAAAAACACATGAAAGCACTGATGGTCAGGACTGATTTTTCCCTGGGAGAATCAGCACTGAAAGCAGAGCACGCAGTAAAGGTGGCAAAGGAGGCTGGCTATACCGCGGTTATCTCTGCTGACACGATGAATATCGCCAGCGTTATCCCCCTGCAGCAAGCAGCTGGCGATGAGATGGCGGTGATCTGTGGTGTTAAGCTGAATGTTGTCGACGATCCAACATACGAGTACCGGGCTAAACTGGCCAAAGAGTCTAATGGATGTATGGAATCATTGGAGCGTGGACGTAACTACTGCTTCACCGCACTGATTAAAAACGAGCAAGGTTATCGCGACATTTGCGAACTAATGACTTTAGCCAATACCCGCGAGCAGTTTTACTTCGTACCACGTCTGGCGCTCGAACAGCTGGCGGCTACTTACGCTAAAGGCAATATACTGTTGCTGACTTCGGATATCGGCAGCGTATTCCAGCGCCCGGACTTCGCTAAAATTATTAGCGCGCTGATTACTGCCGGCGGACGCGAGAATTTCTACAGCGTAGTTTATCCGCACCCTACGCCATTCTATGACCAGATCAACGTGCGAGCCATGAAAGTGGCAAGCGCACTGAAAATCGAGCCCGTTGCGTTTTACCCAGCTTATTACGAAGGGGTTGATGACGCTGATATCAAAGACATCGCCCACATGGTGATGAACAATATCAAAGTTGATCAGCCACACCGGCTGCGTATCCCCCACCAGCGCGACAATGCAATAAATGGTCGCCGTCATCTGCTGCAGGCTCTGAAAGAGTTTTCTGTCCGGATGGGCGTATCTGTGTCTGCCGCCATGGCTTCTACAACGCAGGACTCCATCGTTAAGGCGTGCGAATGGCGCTGGCACGAAATGGCACCGGCACTGCCAAAAATGGCAGACGATGAGCCTGCAACGTTGATGAAGCTGGCTGTCGCAGGGCTTCGAAAACGTCTCAGCAACAAAGAATTTGGCTACACACCACCAGCTTCCGAGCACCGCGTTTATGTCGATCGCCTCAAGTATGAAATGGAGACGCTCACTCGCCTGGGATTCTGCGGTTATTTTCTGATGGTTCACGATCTGATGAATCATAGTCGCGAGACTGGTATTCCGGTCGGGCCAGGTCGTGGTTCATCCGCCGGCTCTCTGGTGGCATGGTGCATCGGCATTACCAACGTTGACCCTATCCGTCATGGCCTGCTGTTCGAACGTTTCATTAACCCTGAACGTCTCGACTTGCCGGATGCTGATCTGGACTTTAGCCAGGCGCGGCGCCATGAAGTGATCGAGTATCTGAATGCCCGATATGGCGAAGAGTATGTTGCAGGCATTCCGAACTTCACTTATCTGGGCGCCGCTTCCGCGCTGCGCGACACAGCTCGTATTTATGGCGTCGATGCGGCTGATATGGCTGTTTCCAAGGAGCTAAAGAACCTGGAGGATGACAGTTTATCTCTGTCGGAGCTGCGCGAGCAGCTGGCCAGCCTGGACAAGTACGCCACCAAACATCCGGACGCATTTAAGGCGGCGAGCAAGTTGCAAAACCTGATGCGTGGCTTCGGCCGCCATGCTGCAGGGATGATTGTCGCTGGCGTACCTCTGACGGAACGTACCCCTGTAGAGCGACGTGGAGACGCGCGTTGCATCGCATTCGATAAACGATACTGCGAGGCCATGGGGCTGATCAAACTGGACGTTCTGGGCCTGGCCACTCTCGATCTGCTGGATAGCGCAAAACGTTACATCAAAGAGAGCACCGGTAAGGACATCAACCTCGATGCCATCCCACTGGATGATCGCAAAGTACTTGATGGATTCGCCGCGGGGTATACGCAAGGTGTGTTCCAGCTTGAGTCCGGCCCCATGAGGAAGCTACTCAAAGATCTGGGTGGTGGTATCGAGCCAATGAGCTTCAAAACCATTGTGGCCACAACTGCGCTTTTCAGACCAGGTCCAATTCAGTCAGGCATGTTGGACGACTATGTCTCCGTGGCAAAAGGTTTTATGGCTCCACATTCAATTCATCCGCGTCTTGAGGAAGCAACTAAAGAAACCAACGGCGTTTTACTCTATCAAGAGCAGATCATGAAAAGCTCTCGCGTACTCGCTGGATTCTCTATGGCTGAGGCTGACGCTCTGCGTTCCGCTATCGGTAAAAAGAACATGGATAAGATGAAAGCGATCGGCAGCGATTTTGTAGAACGAGCGCAAGCAGGTTGGGTGACACTGTCACTTGAAAACGGAAGCACAGTAGAAGTCCACAAAAAGGCCAAGCTGATGTGCTCTGACGGCAAACGCAGAACCTATGACGAAGCGATTGGTGATAACGCTGATATTGTTGATTTTGGAGTTTGACGGTGGAAGAAATTTGGAAATCCATTCCTGAGTTTGAAGGTTATTACGAAGCATCCAGTTTAGGTCGCATTCGCTCTTTAGATGTTATACGAACAGCCCCCAATGGGGGTGAATGGGTGAAGAAGGGGCAAATCCTCAAACCTCGCGTAATCAATGATTTTGGACATCTGGGCGTGAAACTAAGCGTCAACGGCGTCAAATGCGACCGCACAGTCCATTATCTGGTAGCAACTGCATTCCACGGAGAACGACCAGAAGGCTTACTTATTCGTCATCTTGACGGAAGACCATCAAACAATGCGCCCTTCAATCTCGCGTATGGCACTCAAGTCGACAACATGGCTGACGCCATTGCACACGATACCGTTGAGTTTGGTGAGAGGCGCTACAACGCCAAGCTAACCAACGAAGTCGTCATTGCTATTCGCATTAAAAAGTCAGAAGGCGCTCTGAACAAAGACCTCGCGGCCGAATATGGTTTAACTGAGCTTTACATTCACCATATCGTCACCGGGAAGAAATGGGCACGAGTTGGTGGGCCGATCGTTGTCTCAAGAGCATCCAAAAAACTGGATGCTGAAGCAAGAGCTGAGGTGGTCGCCTTGCGCAAGGCTGGCGCAACCTATGAAAAGTTGCGAGAAAAATTCGGCATCTCTAACACTCAAATCGCAAATATCTTAAAAAAAGCTAGCGTTTGAAGCTAATGACGGGAAAAACACATGAAAATTGCCAAAGTTATTTCCGAGCAGGAAGGTCTTAGCCCTGAGAAAGCCCAAGAAGTATGGGACGCCTTTGAGAAGTTCGGTGGATATGCCTTCAACAAATCACACTCCGTTGCCTACTCGCTGATCAGCTATCAGTCTATGTGGTTAAAGACACATTACCCTGCTGAGTTCTTCGCTGCTGCTCTCACCATTCTGGGCGAGGATAAGCACCAGGGGCTGGTTAAGGATGCGCTGACCTATGGCATTCGCGTATTGCCACCAGACGTTAACGTGTCATCTAACCGAATTGAGATCCGCACGCTGGAAGACGGCAGCCAGGTTCTGTATGCGCCATTCTCTGCTGTGAAAGGCTGCTCTGAGAATGGTTGCCAGGCCATCATGAGAGCGCGTGAGAAAGTTGGCGGCAAATTCGAGTCACTTGAGCAATTTGAGGAAGCGGTCGAGAAGCGAGCCTGTAACAGCCGAGTACGTGAGTCTCTACAAAAGGTTGGTGCATTCGCCTCTATTGAACCTGGCAGTATGTCGGCGACCGATCCGGAACGTCTGCGCGATCAGGCAGAGCTGATGGGCAATCTGGTGATCGATGCGGTGAAAGCTTCACGCCCATTTGAAATGAACCCAAAACGCTCTGCAGAGGTCAATGTGCTGATGACTCGCATGGCCGCAGAAATGGGCCTGGGCGATGAGTTGATACGACCAAGCATCGGCATTAAGCCAAAAATTATGGTCATACTCGACAACGCCAATGGCAATGATGCACGTACCGGATACTTCATGGAGAACGGCTACGATGACTTCAAAGCCAAGTTGCTGGTTTCTGGTGACCTGCGTATGGGTGATTTGTATGTCACAGGCGTGTGTAAAAAGGTAAAGGATAAGGAAAAAGACTACACCAAAGATGAGATCGGCCAGTTTATCGACTTTATGCGGGAAGAGATAAATCTGGTTCGTCCAACCTACGTGCTGACGTGCGGCAGCCGGGCGACATCGCTGTTCAATAACAAGAGCAAGCCATCCGATCTTGTTGGGCGCAAAGAATATCTGCCAGACCTGGACGTGACCGTGTTCTATGGATTTAACCCGAATATTTTGTACTTCCGTCCAGAGGAAGGAGAAAAGCTGGAAGCCATTCTGGCAGAGGTAGCGGAGACTATTAACAAATGACTAAAGGAAAACACATGAGCGCAGCGAATAAAATTGCACAAGAGCTCACAGCAATACCACAGGAGTTTCAGGATAAGGCGATTGAAGCCACTCTGCGATCCCAGTTCTGGGAAATCATTGACTGCCCTGTCACGCTCGATCTGGCATTGGCGTTTGCAAAGCAGGATGGCGCCGATCCTATTTGTCGATTACGGAAATGCGCGCGTGCGCTGGCATTAAAAACGCAAGATCCAAAGGCGTGCCAATATCTGCTGGAGATTTATGAATCAGACAAACCAGAAGAAGAGCTGGCTTCATTTAAAACTTTCCGCGCCCGTCTTGTCCTGAAGGTGGCCAAGGAGTTCATGGAGGTGAGCAAGATAGGCGACGTCAGAAGATACCGGCTTAAGAGACAGACCAGAGTCACTCTATCAAACATATTCGGTAAAAAAGTAGCATAAAGAATGCCCCGCCATAGGGCGGGGCATTCTTTGGAATCAGTGTAAAATTTACCCCGTTCTAACAGAATTGAGACATAAAGCCACACATTTTCAAGGGATGCTCTTGTTTATTCTCGTGAATTTGGGAACATATTTGTAGCACCAACAATGGTACTTAACTGGACTACACACTCTCATAACGGAGCCTTTGGGTTAGGAATATGATAAAAAAAACGCTAATAACGGGGATGAGTTTCATAATGGTTGGCTGTGCTGGCATGAAGATACCGAATTATGATGAGGTCAAAACAAGCCCGCACTACACTGAATGTCGTGAGTTCGCTGCCGATGTTTACAAGAATAATGGATACAGTAAAGAAGCCAACACGGTGATTTTGAACATGGACGACCGCAAGGCCCAAGCGATTGTTTCAGGATGCGTCGTGACAATGAGCAAGAACAGCATCGAAGAAGCAAAGGCAGACTTAAACAAAAAGGCTGCAGCTTATGGGATGATCAGCGGTGCTTGTTATAACACATCATGTCGAGTCGACACTGAACAGCAGTTAAAGGCTTATACCCTTGGGAGCTATTACGCTTCATCTAAGAAATTTCCTGAGCAGATGAAACCTGAATTTTGAGGAAAAAATAATGCCCCGCACGATTAAAGACATAGCCATCGTCGCTACCTCACTAATACTTTCCGGATGCGCCTTCCCAGACAAGGATGGCGACTTTGGTGCATATGTACACAGCTGTCAACAATACGCCTATGGTAAAGCCTATGCTTTTGAACATAGAGATTTAGCTTATAAGATTTGCAAAGATGCGGCGAAACTCTGGGGCGACGAAGTCCCTGCCTATGTTATTCGACAAATCAAGCTTCACCCCGAAATCCCAGAAGATGAGATTAAATACGCGGCAATGGCCGGGTCATTGGGAAATAACTAAATTCACAAAACATAACCCGCCAAACGGCGGGTTTTTTGTTTGCATACTCGATGTATAAGCCACCTTCACACCTTCACACCTTCACGACACATGCTCCACCAGCTGATTCCTTCATGCTAATATTGATATAAATTAGTAAGTGGATACATAACAAAATGAGCACCGAAATTTACGAAAAAATCATGACCGATCTGGAGTTCGATCGCGACAATCTGGAAGAGGTCTGGCGACAGCAACCGAGGCTGTTGATGGAGTACGGCGCAAGACTAGCGCGCGCAGAACGAGAGGTCGCAGACGCCAAACTCGCCCTCGATGCCATAGAGGCAAAAATTTACGACATTGAACGTAAGAACCTGAGTATGAATGGAATAAAGTTCAATGAATCAGTACTGGAAGCTAAGGTTCGCACAAACCCACAATACCTTGCGAAGCGCCAAAAACTGGATGACGCACGTCTGATCGCTGACATCTATAAGCACGCTGTCACCGCCTTCTCTCACCGTAGAGACATGATCGTGCAGGCCTCGAAAATGGCCATCGTAGAGATTGAACGACTGGGCGCCGAACGCTTCACCGCCACCCGATAATTTTTGTTAGATAGTAAGTAAGTAGTGATCTATTATTATGTACGCTTTTAAGAGCCACGAACAAGCGAATGCCCCAAGCGCAAAGCGCCCATGGCCATAATCACAACAAGGAGAAATACATGTCTAAGTCATTACTTGATCTGCTTAACAAGACCCGCGGCGATATTGCTTCCAAACGAGGCAATAACGTCGACCTAACCCGTCTGAAAGACGGTAATAACTATCTGCGCATCTTCCCTAACAAGGACGATCAGAACGGTGTGTTCTTCCAGACTTTCGGTATGCACTACGTTAAGCATCAGAATGAGGAGGGCAAAGAAGTTACCACTGCCTATATCTGCGAACAGCACACCCACAATCGTGCGTGCCAGCTATGTGAGATGGTGATGGAAGGTCGCGCTCGCTACAAAGGCAACAAGGCAATGGAAGAGCGTCTCGGTCAAATGCGCGCTACTCCACGATATCTGGTTAACGGCGTACTTTCAGCCCGTGAAGATTTTGGCGACGCAGAAAAATGCCAACTGATTGAGCTCCCGTCTACTGTGTTCGACGATATCTGCAAAGTGATGTCCGAAGATATCGCAGATGATATCGGCAACCCGTTAAGCAAAGAAGAAGGCTATGCGTTCCTGATCAAACGCACCGGCTCCGGTCGCGATACCAAGTACGACGTATCCCCAAAACGTAAAGTCTACAAGGGCGATATCCCTGAAAAACTGTGGTCGACCCAGCATGACCTGATCGCTTACGCCAATCAGGCTGATGAAACTCGTCTGCTGTCCACCGTTCGCACCATGGGGCGTCTCATTGGTATTGCTGCACCTGCCGCCGCCACCGCTGCTATTTCCTCACCAGCTGCTGCCAGCGCAGCTACGCTGCCTGGTTTTGGCACCATCACTGGCCATACGGAAGGTGCAGCTGCTGTAGCCACGACCTCTACCCCGGAACCAGCAAAAACATCTCTGGTAGACGAAGAGATCTTACGTGCCGCAGAAGCTGAGTTCGTACCAGAGCCGGAAGAAGTTAAAGCATCAGCTGCTGCCGCCACTACCACTGCAGCCGCGACCAGCACTTCTAATGACGATGAGGGTCTTGACGATCTGCTGGCGGAATTAGAATCGCTTTAATCACAGGCCATGACTGTTAAGGCGTCTACGGACGCCTTACTTTTTGGAAGGAGTTTTCCGGTGAATTATCTCTTAGTGGATGGTAACAGCCTGGGCTATTACCACCAGCAATCTGACAAATTACATAACGGCGAAATGGAAGTTCAGGCGGTGTTTGGCTTCGTCAAAAACGTTCGTCGCTATGCGTCCATTCTTCACGCACGCCCCATGATCCTGTGGGACGGCTTTAGCGACAAGCGTCGCGACTATTACCCGGATTACAAAGCAAATCGCGATGAAGATCCGGAAATGAAGAAGATGAAAGAAGGCTTTGCAGTCCAGAAGCCTTACATCCTGAAAATGATGGCAGCCCTTGGCGTCAACCAGCTGATCGCCAAAGACGCTGAGGCCGATGACCTGGCGGGGATGCTGGTTGGTCGTCTTGCGCCACAACCAACGGTCGATCATATCTACCTGCTCACCGGCGACGGCGACTGGCTGCAGCTGGTTCGAGAAAAAGTCAGCTGGGTGAGCCTTCGTGAAGACGCCAAACACAAGCAGGTGAACTTTGAGCAGTTCCCAGAGCTGATCGGCCTGCCTACTCCTCGTGCTTTCCTCGAAGCCAAAGCTCTGCAGGGGGATACATCCGACAACATCAAAGGTGTAGGCGGGATTGGTGACGGTGGCGCCAAGGAGCTGCTGCACGAATGGGGAAGCGTCGCCGCTATGGTGCGCGGCATTAACGACGGCTCGATCGTCATCAATAAAGGCCGATACAAAACGGCATTCAACAAACTGGCCAAAAATGCCTTCAACGAGAAGACCGGCTGCCGGATGCTGGAAGCCTTCAAACGCAACATGACGCTGATGAACCTCATCGATACCAAGTTCCCACCCAGCGAAATTGAAAAGATAAAAGGCGCACGTGATTTGAAAGCCTTCGAGCTGCTCTGCCATGAGCTGAACTTCCGGTCATTCCTGGAAGATCTGGACGTGTTCGTTTTGCCTTTTGAGAGGTACTGCTGATGTTGAAATCACTCATCAACGGCAATACGACCACGCCTACGATGCTGGCTAAGGAGATTGTCTTCTTCCATGGAGAACATGCCGTTGTTGCACTACCGCGCATTCTCGGCGCGGCCGGCATGAGCGTGACAGAGCGAGAGTACGGGCTGATTAGCGAACAGGTCGTCAAGATCCTCTCCCGCATGGCCAAACACCTCAACCACGACGCAATAAAGTTTGATGAAGCCGCCGCTTCCAAACGCATCAACGAGACAAAAGGAGCCTAAGAATGGCAAAAGGAAAATCAGCACTGGCAATGGCATTAAAAAAGAAAATCGGCAGCAATGACGAGATCCAAAAGGTTTCACACTGGATTGATTCCGGCTTCCCTCCGCTGAATAAAGCCATCTCCGGGCGCTATGACGGCGGTTTCCCAAGCGGACGTATCGTTGAGATCTTTGGGCCGCCAAGTGCTGGTAAAACCTTCCTGGCGACGGCCGCCATGGTCTCCGCTCAGAAACAGGAGGGTCTGGCTGTATTCCTCGACCACGAAAACAGCTTTGATGTTGGTCTGGCGGTGGCAAACGGCCTGAATGCGGATGAGGATGACGGCCAGTGGGTCTATAAGCAGCCGGACACGTTCGAAGAATCGGTTGAGCTGATCGGCACCATCCTGAAACTGGTGCGGGACGAAGAGCTGATCCCCGCAGACGCCCCTATTTGCATCGTAGCCGACTCTCTTGCGTCAATGGTGCCAAACTCCAAAGCCGAGAAGTTCGACAAAATGGCGGAAGGTACAGCGAAGGATAAAGATCAGCTAAACATGAACGATAATACGGCCCTGGCTCGCGCCACGAGCGCCAACTTTCCGACGTTGGCGCTCTGGGCGCGCAAGTACAATGCCTGCATTATTTTCCTTAACCAGGTTCGTACAAAAATCGGCGTGATGTTTGGCGATCCAACCACCTCCCCTGGTGGTGATTCTCCGAAGTTCTACGCCTCAGTACGTATTCGTCTTGGCGCTTCTGTTATGAAGGATGGCAAAGATAAGATCGGTCAGGACGTTGGCGCCGAGTGCATCAAAAACAAAGTGGCACCGCCATTCGGCAAATGCTCATGGAAATTCTACTTCGACCCGACCCGCGGTCTGGACGTTATCGAGTCACTGGTTGAGCACATGCTCGAAGAAGGATACCTGCCAAAGAATGCCAGCGGCCGCGTAGAGATTGGCGACAAGAAGTATACCAAATCGCAGATCGTCGATATGTATCGTGATAAGCCCCTTCCGGAGATCATTGCGGCGCTACAGGCGATCGACGAACGTCGAGCTAAAGAGTCTGCTTCAGCCGAAACAGAAGAAGCGTAATCACAGGGCGTCCATTGGACGCCTTTATATTTTGTTTATTATCACCAATAAGAAAACAACTTGGTTACTAATATGAAATTAATCCCAATTCCAACGTCAAATGTGACAGTGCCACGTAGTTACCAGGTAGCCATCGTAGACGCCTGGTGGCTGGTGAAGGAAGAATCAAAGTGAAGAGGCTCTGGGATGCGGCCAATGCCGCGCTCGATGTTATCGACGCAGAAATCGCCCAAGGCTTACCTGAGCCTGAATGGGCCGCTCAGCTGCGCGAGGTTATTGCTCTAATAGATGAGCCATCACCTGAACAGGACGATTGCTCCCCTTCTCTCGATCACAATAATAAGTAAGTACATACACCAAAAAGGAGAAACACATGAGAATATTAGTTTGGATATCGGCCAGTACTGACAGTGATGTTTAGCCACTGCTTAGGGTGAATGGCTCTGGACTGGCCATCTTTAGGGAGTTCCAGGCCTTAGCGCTCCTCCGGAGCCATTTACAGCTCAAAATATATAAGTTAGTATTTACCTATTATGAAGATATACATAGATATCCTGTTACTCATCTTTTCAATACTGTTTATGTTGGACTGCCTGATGATCGGGACACTCAAGAAAGCTCTGTCTCCTGTCAACGGAGCCACTGTGAACATGCTCGCACTGGTGCTGGTCGTCACCTCTACAGCACAGGTCTACACAGGGATAGTGGTATGAGAAAAATAACGCTTCTGCTGGCCGCCCTCTCCTTTTCTCTGCTGGCGGATACCCGGATTTACCAATGCGATATGACCGTATCGCAGGTGAAAAATGATCAAATCAGCAGACCTACTAAAGCTGACTTCGGCGCGCTGGTCGTTGATAGCGGAGATCAGTTCTATGTCGTCCGCGGCGATGAGGTTCTCTCATCTCCATATCTGGCTAAACGCAACGGTAAATTGGTTGGCGTTGGCGAGGACGAGCTTATCTACAACAAATCCCACGACGTCTACGGCGTTCATAGCAAAAACCAAAGTTTCTTTTTCGACGGATGTAAGGAGGTTGGTTAATGGCTCTCACAATGACTGGTCTTGAGATTGAGAAAACAAGCGGCTACTGGAGAGCGAAAGGCTTCCGAAAACCGGACATGCTGGAGCGTCTGGAACGCGAAGACGGTTACATCATCCACCAGCGTCGGGAGTGGCGCATGTTTGATCCTGAAACGGGGAAACTTACATCGAAAGCACAAACGCTTTGGGGTTTGCTCAAGCAGATCCACTAACCGATGTTTCTGTAGAGCGTTATGAGTGTGGTGGAATAACAATTGTTAGTAACCACTAACCCAGCATTCATGCGGGTTAGCAGGTTAGTGACCACTGGGGAAGCCATATTGTTATCTACACGGGCCTGGCGCAAATCAACGACTGCGTCGCCCGTTTTCAGGATATCTAATTCAGTGCTGAATTACCGCTCACAGCATACGTTGCCAGTGAATTACCGCTGGCAGCATACCTTGTACCGTTCACAGCATACGTTTTACCGCTGACAGCATATCTTTCACCGCTGACAGCATACATTCATAGGGCAGCAGTTGCTCTTAGACATTGGCCATGTCGATTTATAAAGACCGCAGATAGTGGAAATGTACCGCTGACAGCATACGTTTTTACCGCTGACAGCATACATTGAGACAAAAGAACCGCTGACAGCATATGTTGAACCGCTGACAGCGTATCAAAGCAACTTGAGGCTATTGGTGAGTATCTCGATCAGCTTGATATTCTCTGGCGTCAGGTTCTGCGACAGCTCAGAAATTTTGTTTTTGAGGTTCTGTTTCGCATCAATTTCACCCTTCGCTTCTTCTGCCTGCTTAGGCGCCTCTGGTTTCTCAGGTTTGCTCGATGTTACTTTCAGTTTTGGGTTACGACTGTGGATCTGGATGTAGACAGAGCGGCCACGCTTAACCTCGCTATATTCGAGATAGCCCAGCTCTTGCAGTGACTTCAATCCGTTCCTGATAGTCTGGTTTTGCGAACTGACGTTGCGCGTGCTCAGATTGAGCCTGGCGCGCAGCCGGGCAAGAGATACCGGTGCCGGCTTAGGAGGAAGACTTTCGATGAAAGTATACAGCGCCTGGGCCGTCTCTTTGCGCGGGAGCTTGTTGATGACCTTCAACTGCAGCAGAACTTTGTGGTCAAAGCGATAGAGCTCAGACAGCTTAGGTTCAGCATAAAAGACAATAGAGTCTTTCTTCTCGTTGTAATCAACGCTGTTTATGAGGTGAACCATCAACAGGGATATCTTGTTGGTGTCGTCGACGTTCTTCTCTTCATGAGTGCGCTGGAACGACAACGTCGTGCGCATGATCTTGAGCAGGCTGTTTGTCAGGCGGTCTCGCAGGGTTTTGCGGATCTGCGAAGACGGGTAGCCGCAGAACTTGGCGAACTTCGTGATGCTCAGCTCAACGCGCCCGGTTGGCTCGCCGTATTCAGCCAGAGAGCGAACAACACCAACCCAGGTTTTGAAGTCATGATCCATATCCAGTCGAGGACCGGTGATTTTAATGTTTGAATAACCCTCTGACCGCGCGACTTCCAGCTGGACAAGCTCTCTGGATGCGTCGATCATGTTGGACTTGTTGCGAGAGCTATTCTTCGTTCCTTTGAGTGTCGGCACGAAGAGGCCAAGACGCATTAAAGCGATTGGCTGCACCGTGTTGTTGCTGTTAGGAACTAAATCACCTGTGTACAAAGTGAGAGCTTCTTCCTCAGGAATTTCGTTGTCTTCAGGTATTTCTTTGATATCGCTCTCTTTTTTCTTTCTTGTGGACATGTGGATACCTTTTGGTTCTAACCGCTGACAGCATACGTCAATTACCGCTGATAGCATACACAAAACCGTTGGCAGCATATACCGTACCGCTGACAGCATATCGTTTACCGCTGACAGCATACACGGATCAGTCCTTAGCCCAGGCGTGGCGCGGCCTGCGGCGATCGGGGATCTCTTTGGATCTGTTTGGGGATCTGTTATAGGGATCTTATTATTGGGATCTATCCAGTGGATAAGTGGATAAGTAAAACAGGCATTTGCGATTACAGGTGTGCCTAGTAAGCTATCGTGGTTCCGGTCAACAATCACTAAAACGAGAACATGGACTTAAAACGCACACGTTGGGTACGCCGTTTGGAAGACGGAACCTACACCATAGAATCAAACTCCACACTGAGCAACGAGAAGGTTCTCTGCAGCCTGTGTGGCATAGCCTCGAAGTGCAACATCAACGAGACCCGACTCAAGTTGCGTGACGCCGGCGTTAACTTCCACCTGAACAGCTGTGCCAGATACGTACCGCTGCTGGCATTTCGAAAACCGATCATCGGTCTGGATACCCCCTACTTCAACACTATGCGTTCAGGCGTTACCTGGCGTGACAGATTGACCGAGGGGAAAATTGTCTGCCTAGTTGAAGCTGATACTGCGAAGATCCTTCGATTCGGTGTCGTGGATAAAGTTTACTCTGGGCCAGTTGATGAGATGCTGAGAAAGCACAGTCGATTCAATCACCTCTGTATGGGCGGAGAGAAGATCGAAAAAGTGGGTGAAGTGATCCGCAGATCCTATGGCCACTTCCTAAAAGAAGACAGCCTGCTCACAGCGATTTACATCAGACACATCAAACGGGACTTTGATATCGAGTATCACAGCGAAGAAGAACTCGATTTAGTCGACCCTCGGCCAAAAGCAGAAGTGTTTAGCATCGCAAATGCGCGTCAGAAGCTCTCTGACGAACCCTAAACGAACAAAGGGGACTTTACGCGAATACAAAATTGCGTAGCTTAGAATGCATCTGAGAAGCCAAGGGGGTGATATATGGACGATTTTTACTCAAGAGAGATTACTCTGGCTGATATGCCCTTTGTGATGCATGAATTCGAGGAAGGAGCACGTCTTGGTCACTTTACAAATGAGATCATCACGCAAGCCGGTGGGAAGAAGTTCGAAAAACAAATGCGTGAGGCCATTAAGATTCGCGACGCTAATGGTGAGTCAGGCCATTTCATCTTCATCCTGCTTCGTCGTTCAGACGATAAAAAAATTGGCCTAATCTGGTTTACTCCTGCGATTGATCCGGCTGGATATCAACGTCTTGAACTCCGTACCTTCTGTATCACCAAATCTATGCAGGGTAAAGGATATGGTTCGATGTTCCTGTCGGATATGATTGACTCAAACGCACCACTACCAATGATGGCAAAGTGTTACGTCAAATCGACAAAAATGGCTGAAATGCTTAAGCGCCGTGGCTTTCATCTTGTTGATACCAGCCCCACCGGCACACAACTGCTTTTCCGCAACCCACGCTGAGACCACACCCAGAGCCTAGATCTTACTTAAGTGTCTAGCTCTACCTTATAAGATAGGTATGTACTTACTTATCTATTTTGCCATAATATCCAGCCTGTAGATTTTCTAATGTGCCGTGTTTGCTTGGTTGTTGGCCTGTTTTACATGCTTAGAATCTATATCAAAATAACCACAAAGGAAAATACACATGACGTTGCCATATGGGGTGATCTCCGATCCCCATTACCACAAATGGGATTCTTTCTCGACGACCGATGCAGATGGTCTCAATTCTCGGCTAGCCATTCAGCTGGAGGCCACAAAAGAAGCGGCCATCGCTATGAAAAAAGCGGGCTGCAGCCACATGCTGGTGGCCGGCGACACATTCCACGTCCGCGGAACCGTATCCCCTACCGTACTCAACTACGTCTCCGATGCCTATGAGTGGATCGTCAAAGATCTGGGGCTCAGCGTTGCGATGCTGGCCGGCAACCATGATCTCGAAACGAACGACTCTGTCTACAGCGCTAACGCCGCTGCGGCGCTAAAGTCGATTGGCGTACAGATCGTCTGCGGTCGTAAGCCACACAGCATCAAATTGGGTGACGTCACAGTCCATATGGTGAGCTGGCGAAACAACCACGCCGAGTTAATTAGCGACCTGAAAGCACTTCGTGCGCGGCTTGACGGGGATCTGCACGACGTCGTGATTCATACCGCCATCAACAAAGCTATCCCAACAATGCCTGATGTTGGCATCGATGCGCAGGAGCTGAAAGACATAGGCTTTCGCCTGGTGCTGTCCGGCCATTACCACAACCACAAGGAGGTAATCCCCGGAGTTATCAGTGTCGGCGCGCTGACGCACCAAAACTGGGGGGACGTAGGTTCGCTGGCGGGCTACATGATTGTGAACCCTGACGGCTCGTTCAGTCATTTCGAAACCTCGGCGCCGAAATTCGTAAACCTGGAAGACGATGTGGATGACAAGCAGATACGCGGCAATTACGTGCGCTTCCGGGCCGTCGTCGAAAACGATGAGGAAGGCATCAAGCTGCAGAACGTCCTGAAATCCATGGGAGCGAAAGGTGTTGTATGCAACTTCATCCGCAAGGGCTCAATGATGGAGGGTACTGCCAGCACCTCAGAGACCAGCAAAATCGACAGCCTTGGCGAGTCTGTTTCTGCTTACTGCAAAATCGTTCATGACACAGACGGTGGATTTGACCTGACCAAACTGAATGCCTTGTGTCAGGAGATCCTCACCGAAGCGGAAAGTGCGGAGGCGGTGTAGTGACTTCCTCCCACAATAATTTCTGGGATTTCATCCAGATGATTAAACGGCTTGAAAGCGGGAAGCCCGTTTTATTCCAGAAGCCCTATCCGCCAGAAGGAAACCCACAGGCGTTTTACCTTGGTCAACTAACGAAACGTGGCCTCCTGTCACGCAACTCCTTCCCGGCACATACGGAATACCGCCTTCGCAAAGGGCAGAAATTGACTAAAGCAATTCGAGGCAAAGCATGAAATTTTTAACGCTCGAAGTGGAAAACTTCATGGCGCTGGCAAACGCCAAGGTCGAGCTTGATCAGCGTGGGCTGGTGCTCATCCAGGGTGTTAATGCCGGAGACTCATCGGCCGCCAGCAATGGCGCTGGTAAATCAACCCTCATGAATAGTTTGATGTGGTGTATTTATGGCGAGACATCCCATGGCGTTAAAGGTGACGACGTTCTCTCTACGGGCCATGAGAAGAACTGTCGAGTAAAAGTCACCATTGAAGACGAAGGTAAACGCTACGCCATTATCCGTCACCGCAAGCATAAGGAATTTAAAAACCGGCTTATTGTCCGTGGTGAAGACGGCGACATGACAAAGGGTAAAGATTCGCTCACCCAGGAGTTTGTAGAGCGACTGATCGGTGCGTCAAAAGAAGTATTTATGGCATCGATCTATGCCAGTCAGGAGGCGATGCCTGATTTGCCTGGCATGTCGGATAAAAACCTCAAAACCATCGTAGAAGAGGCTGCCGGCGTCGATCGTCTCACCAAAGCCTACGCGATTGCTCGCGAACGAGCCAACGCAGCTGCCGCACGCATGGAGACCACAAAAACCAAGATGGACGCCTGCTTGTCTCTGGTCGAATCGGCCCAGAATGAGCTGGAGTCTGCCAAAACCTCTTCTGAAGCCTGGGAGCGAGACCGCAGCGAACGGCTTGATGTCGCCCGTGCCGATCTGGTTGGGGCGGAAGTCACGCTCACTGAGGTCGAAATGGAGTTGCGCAGTCTGCCAGAGCAGATCCGCGATACTGAAAATGCCATCGGTAAAGAGCGGGAAAAACTTGCGTCCAAAGAAGAACATGACGCCAAGCTGGTTAAGGTTCGTGGAGCGATCACTGATATACGTGCCAGCATCCGCATTACCGAAAACATCCAGAAGGAAGCGATGCAACGTGCTCGCGCACTCAAGGTGAAAGCGGAAGAAGTAAATACCAAAGTCGGAGAGCCGTGCCCTACCTGTGGCAAGGCTTATTGCGTTGAAGATCTGTCCACCGTGAAGGAGAGTTTTGTTGAACAGGCGCGCAGTGAGATCAGCCAAGCGCAGGCATCTGCAACGTCAGTGGCTAAATACCAAGAGCATCTTGAGAAGGCGCTCAAAATTGAATCATCACTTGTCGCCAGTACACCAGATGTATCTGCCATTATTTCCAGAATCGAACAACTGACTAAAGAGCTGGGAACGCTTCGTCATCGGGAAAAAGAAGTCGTGGCTGTAGAAGCTTTGGTTGCCCGGGCGCGGAGCGAAGTAGATCGCATTACCAAAGAAATTAACCCATTTCTGGCTGTCATCAAACGCCATGAAGAAAGCCTGGCTGCCAATAAATCTAACTATGGTGTACTTAAAACTGAGTTAAAGAATATACAGGAGCAGGCTCTGCTGCTTGATAAAGCGCGCCAGGTCTACTCTCCTGCCGGAGTTCGCTCGCATATCCTGACCTCCGTGACGCCTTTCCTGAATGCCCAGACAGCGGAATATCTCAATACACTGTCAGACGGAAACATTGTTGCGGAATGGTCAACGATGGAATCAACCAAGAAGGGCGAGTGGCGCGATAAGTTCAATATCAGCGTGCGCAAGATCGGCGCCAGCAAAACCTTCCAGACATTGTCAGGTGGCGAAAAACGCAAAGTGCGCATTGCGTGCTCCCTGGCTCTGCAGGATCTGGTGGCCAGCCGCGCGAGCAAGAACATCGAGCTGTTTATCGGTGATGAAATTGACGATGCGCTGGATACTGCCGGGCTGGAGCGTCTGATGGGGATTTTGGAAGCAAAAGCGCGCGAGCGCGGCACGGTGATGATCATTTCTCACAAAGAAATGAAGTCATGGTTCCGGGAAACCATCACAGTGGAAGTGAAAGAGGGTCGCAGCTATGTCGTTTAATCTTAGCCGCACGCAGTTTTTGCAAATGTTTGCTGTGATGCAGTCATTCAGGCTGATTAACAGCTATACCGCTGCTGGGGCGGCTCCTGGTGTCGGTTGGCAAAATCTCAATATTGAGACGGAGCAGTTTACGGCTCTGAAAGATCTACTTTTCAAGACCCCGTTAATGCCAAGTCTGAAATCGATGCCGTCAGGAAGTACAGCGCCCATTCTGATCAACCCATTTTCGGAAGGTGGCTATCTTCCACACACTGGGCCTGGGTTCGTGGTGATCCCGGAATCACCTGAGATGGTTATCAAAGATGATGCGCAGTACGGGGCTATAGAGGCGCATACCAGCAGCGCGTTTACTAACCTGACTCGACTGGCAAATGCACGTGCTGGGCAGGTTGCAATGCCAGGCAAGGCATTTGCTGGCATCGATTTCAATTACGATACACTTGAGACATTTCCAGGAAGAGGCAAATTAAGCTTTGAGACTGAAGATGGCGATAAGGCAATGGTTGAGCTCTCTGTCCCCTATGTACTTCGTTTTAACGGGATGGTTGCGCGTAAGCTGATAGATATCATGTCCTACTTCATCGGGCAGAGCATGATCGACGCAGACATAGAAAATGGTGTGCTGACCAGTGACAACATACATGTGGTGAGCCGCATTCCAGAGCACGTTCGCAAGTCTCCAGTTAAAACCCTGGAAGAGAAATTAATGGAATGCCCGGTATGGGCAACATGGTAAGGAAACTCTATGAGTAAAGTGATCAAAGTAGTTGGCGTCGACCCTTCAATGAGCAACTTCGGGCTGGCCATTGGTACGCTGGATCTGGATACAGACAAACTTGAAATCCATGGTCTTGAACTGGTTGAAACCAAAGCCGGCGGAACGAAGAAAACCGTCAGAGTAAACAGCGATGATCTGCGCCGGGCTAAAGAAATCTGGCGCACCGCCAGGCCCATCATTGAACAGGCCCACATGGTATTTTGTGAACTACCAGTGGGTAGTCAAAGCTCTCGCGCGCAGACTTCTTACGGCGTATGTATCGGCGTTCTTGCTTGCGTTGATAAGCCACTTATCCAGGTTACGCCAAATGAAATTAAGCACTACGTCGGGAATAAACTGACCACATCTAAAGAAGAGATCATCCAGTGGGCGATTACAAAACAGCCTGATGCCCCTTGGTTGCGTCGGAAACAAGCGGGAAAAGACGTACTCGTTGCCAAGAATGAGCACCTGGCTGATGCCATAGCTTCGATATATTCTGGAATGCAGACAGACCAGTTCCGACAAGTGCGCGACGTTCTTAAAGGGATTTTATAATCCTCAATTGATAGGTAAGTACTTATTTAATACTATAGGCCACTACATTTAGTGGCCTTTTTTGATGGGTGATACATGATAAGGATTGTCAAACGTAATGGCTCCACAGAGCCGCTATCCGAAGAGAAGTACAACCGCGTCGTGATGTGGGGGGTAGAAGGTATACGTAACGTAAGCGCCTCTGCCGTAGCCATGGGCGCCGCCGCGAGCATTTTTGACGGCATGACAACTTCGCAGCTTCATGAGGCATTGGTTAAGTCGGCTGCAGATCTTATTTCGCCTGAAACTCCGAACTACTCCCAGGTCGCAGCACGCCTGAACATGTTCAAAATTCGCAAAGATGCCTTCGGCGAATACGCTTACCCAAGTTTCTATCATCATATCGTCAGCAACGTCAGCCGCGGCGTTTACGATGAGGATTTGCTTAAGTTTTACTCCCGCGAAGAGATCGCAGAACTTGGCGTGTATATCAAACCCATGCGTGACGAACTCTTTGGTTATGCCGCGACTGTTCAGCTGGCGAGTAAGTACCTCGTCCAGAACCGAGTCACCGGCGAAATCTACGAAGCCCCGCAGCAGCTGTATATGCTGGTGGGTATGTGTCTTTTCCAGAATTGGGAAGATGGTTGTGCCGGCAAAACACGTCTGGAAATGGTGAAGGGGTTCTATGACGTCACCAGTACATTCAAATTGTCTCTGCCCACCCCAATAATGGCCGGCGTCCGTACCCCGACGCGCCAGTTCTCCAGCTGCGTTCTGATTGAGTCCGAAGACAGTTTGAAAGGGATCAGCGCTGCGTCATCTGCCATTATCGATTACGTGTCGCGTCGTGCTGGCATTGGGATTGGTTTTGGCCGACTGCGTGCATTGGGGAGTGAGATCCGCAATGGAGAAGCCACCCACACTGGCGTAATCCCCTTTCTGAAACACTTCCAGACCGCTGTGAAATCATGCTCGCAGGGTGGCGTTCGAGGGGGCGCAGCGACGGCTTTCTACCCTATTTGGCATCTGGAAGTTGAAAGTCTGCTGGTATTGAAGAATAACCGCGGCATCGAGGAGAACCGTGTTCGTCATCTGGACTATGGCGTAATGATCAACCGCCTGATGTATCGCCGCCTGGTACGCAACGAGAATATTACGCTGTTCAGCCCGCATGATGTACCGGGGCTCTATGATGCCTTCTTTGTCGATCAGGACAAATTCGAAGCGCTGTACCTGCAATATGAAGCTGATGAGAGCATCCGCAAGAAATCCGTTCCCGCTGTTGATCTGTTCTCAACCCTGATGCAGGAACGAGCCTCTACCGGCCGCGTGTATATTGCGAACGTTGACCACATGAACGAACACGGCGCCTTCGATCCGAAAGTCGCTCCAGTTCACCAGTCAAACTTATGCATGGAGATTACGCTGCCAACTAAACCGCTGGCGTTTACCGATGACCCCGATGGTGAGATCGCCCTTTGCACACTGTCTGCGTTTAATCTGGGGGCATTACGCTCACTGGACACGCTGAAAGAGGTTGCATTCTATGCGGTGGCTGCGCTCGATTCCCTACTCGACTATCAGGATTACCCGATGGCCGCAGCGGAAATTCCGGCAAAAGCACGTCGTAGTTTGGGCGTCGGCGTTACCAATCTTGCGTACTATCTGGCGAAGAACGGATTTAACTACTCTGATCCGGCCGGCAACCAGCTAGTGCATGAAACGTTTGAAGCGATCCAGTATTACCTGCTTGATGCAAGTTGCCGGCTGGCGGAAGCCAAAGGTGCCTGTAATTGGTTTTCCCAAACTAAATATGCCCAGGGACAGCTGCCGATTGACCATTACCGCAAGTCGCTTGACGCTAACCCTGATACGTCCTTTGAGCTGAAAATGCCTTGGGAAGAGCTGCGCGACCGCATACGCGAATATGGTCTGCGTAACTCTACCCTGACAGCTCAGATGCCGTGCGAAACGTCCAGCCAAATCACCAACTCCACAAATGGTATCGAACCGCCGCGTGGCCCTGTTTCCGTGAAATCATCCAAAGACGGCATTGTGAAAATGGTGGTTCCGGACTTTGCGGCACTGAAAGATCAGTACGAGTACCTTTGGGATATGCCGGATAACCGCGGCTATCTGACCAAAGTTGCGATCATTCAGAAGTTCTTTGACCAGGCTATTTCAGCCAACACCAACTATGACCCTACTCGCTTCCCGGGCGACAAGGTTCCAATGATGAAGTTGCTTGAAGATCTGCTCTTCGCTTATCAGCAAGGCGTGAAGACGCTTTATTACCACAACACACGAGATGGTGCCGGTAAGCGTGAAGACGATGATCTGGCCTCTGTTGCGTTGGTTGAGCCAGAAGATGAGTGCGATGGCGCATGCAAAATCTAATAAGCGTGGGGAGATATCCCCACCTTTCACTTCATTGAATGCCTCATTTTAACCAATAAGATAATAATTTGTTTAGAAGTGCGTCTAATCAAATTGTTTAATAATACCGATAACATTCAAAGGGAAACACATGAGTTACTCCACTTTCCGTTTGGGCGCTAACGACGCAACCAAAGAGCCTATGTTCCTCGGGCAGTCTGTCAACGTTGCGCGCTACGATCAGCAGAAGTACCGCGATTTCGAAAAGCTGATCGAAAAACAACTCTCCTTCTTCTGGCGCCCGGAAGAAGTCGACATAACCACCGATCGCATCGATTTCAATACGAAGCTGCAAGAGCATGAGCGACACATTTTCCTGAGCAACCTCCGTTACCAGACTCTGCTGGATTCCGTTCAGGGACGCAGCCCAAACGCAACGCTGCTGCCGCTTATTTCAATTCCAGAGCTCGAAACGTGGGTGGAAACATGGTCGTTTTCTGAAACCATTCACAGCCGCAGCTACACCCATATTATTCGCGGCATGGTGGATGATCCGAGCATTGTCTTCGATGGCATTGTGACCGACGAGGAAATTATCAGCCGGGCTATCAGTATCTCTACAGAGTACGACAAGCTCTATGAGATGACCTGCGCGCGCCAGCACCTGGGAGAAGATGAATTCGAACGGCTCTACGTCTCCGAATTTGACGGAAAGCCCTACCCTCTCCAGCGCCAGCTGTTCCGTACTTTAGTATCCATCAACGCGCTGGAGGCCATTCGTTTTTACGTTAGCTTCGCCTGTACGTTTGCTTTTGGAGAAAGGAAATTACTTGAGGGCAACACCAAAATCATGCGTTTCATTGCGCGCGATGAGGCGCTTCATTGCGAAGGCACAGAACGAATGCTCCGGTTTATGCGTACAGGCCGCGAAGGCTTGCTATGGGCCCAGATCGCTGCGGATGAGGAACCATTCATCTATCAGACCATGATGGACGTTGCCGAACAGGAAATGCGCTGGGCAGATTACCTGTTTAAAGACGGCTCAATGATTGGCTTAAACGCAGATATCCTGAAAAGCTATGTTAAATACCGAACCAATCTTGCGATGCGCCGTCTTGGCCTGAAACCACTGTACCCGGAGATAAAAGATGACCCGCTGGTGTGGATGAACAAATGGCTGTTGTCCGACACCTTGCAGATTGCACCGCAGGAAGCTGAGCAAAGCACTTATCTCGTTGGCCAGATTGACTCCGCTGTTGATCGCGCTGGCCTAAGCCAGTTTGCCGATTTGTAAGCCTGGATAAAGATTTTGTGGCCTGGTCGCTCTGGGCCACAATGAACGCGAAAAAAAGCACTAAGGAAAGATAAAGCATGAAATTAACGAAACTGACCGACCATCTCAAGCTGGCCACCGATAAGCTGGTGGGCTTCAAACCAGAGCCATATGAGCTGAACCCCGGCTTTGGAGAAGCGACAGAGAGTATTTACAAGATGGTCGACCAGTTCCACGAGCTGTTTCAACACCCGCGTCGTGTAATGCCCACTCCGGAGCTGCTGCGCCTGCGCGCTAAGCTGATCCATGAAGAGGCGGTAGAAGAAGGGCTGCCTGCAGCGAAAAAAGGGGATATGCAGGGATTGCTGGATGCAATGGCTGACTTCCTGTATGTGGGTGTCGGGACGATGGTAGCCATCAAAGGTGGGCTATCAACTGGCATGAGCTACTACACTCAGGAGCAAAGCGTCGATCGCTTTATTCATACCATTATGGTGCCTGGAAATACCGTCTTCGACGATATGGCCATCCCCTTCAATGAAGCAGAAGAAGCTGCGCTTATGTTGGCCGCGCTGGCCGATAAACTTGAACATAACAAGGTAGGTGATGCTGAGCTGATTCAGGATCTGCGCCGCGTGATGAACAAAATCTATGTGGCGTGCATGATGGTGTATCGCCTGGCTGAATTCCTTGGCGTCGACGTCGTGGAGCTGGTGGCGGAGATCCACCGTTCTAATATGACAAAGCTGTGGCCGGCGGATGCTGAAGCGCGTCGTCTTGCCGTTGAGAGCTGTAAATATGATAAGAATGATCTCGGATTCCGCCATGCTGACGGCACTGACATGATGATCGGCTATCGCCTGTCTGATGGAAAAATCCTTAAATCGCCGACATATAGCGATGTCGATCTGTCTCGTTTCCTTGAGCAAGCACAGGCATCTTCGCTGTATGAAGTGGTTAAAAACAGCTTGTAAGTACTAACTTATCAATATATATTGAAATGGACGTGTGATCTATTGTCCATTTCTATCCTTATCAATCTTTATTTTCGATAAAGTTGAGCGTTGGTGGCCCCGTAGCCACCATTTTTTTACTTAATTTCTAGCCTGGATGTCTTCTCTGTGTTTAAAATGATAGGTATGTACTTACTTATTATTTGAGGTCATCTTGTCTTTTTTACTTAATCGAGAATTCAGTAACGGTCAGCTGGCTTCGAGCTCTTATGGCCGTGTCATTCAGACCGTTGTTGATACCGGCGTTCCTTCCGAAGATCGCACCGGCACCGGTACGCTTGGCGTTTCTTATGTGCCTTCCTACTACATGCTTACCGGTGGGGCTGTTCCGCTCATTTCTTCAAAACAGGTAAACCTGAAACCGCTACTGGTTGAGCTTGAATGGTATTTACAAGGTTCAGGCAACATTGGGTTCCTTAAAGAGCATGGTGTGAAGATCTGGGATGCTTGGGCCGATGATAATGGCGATTTAGGGCCTGTATATGGCAAGCAGTGGCGCCGATGGGAGGACACCAGGATTGTCCCTTACAGCGAGTATCGCCTTAAGGAGGACATCTTCATGGAACGTGGTTATCGCGTTGAAGGTTACATTGGGCTGAATGAAGACCGCGTCGTTATCACCCGTGAAATCGATCAGTTACAACGTATGGTTGATCAGTTGCGCAACGACCCGACCGATCGCCGCATCCTGCTTAATGCCTGGAATGTTGGTGAGCTGGAGGATATGAAGCTTCCACCTTGCCACTTTGTGTTATCCATATGGAGTCGTGAGCTCGATTTCCAGACCCGTTTGTCTATGGCCACCGATATTGGCATCCAGCATAACCGGCATGGCTATGAATCGATCTATACCCAGATGCTTTGCCTGATAGAGCAGCGAGGCAGTATCTCTGAGCCAATGCTGGATGAGCTTGGTATCCCTAAACGTATCCTGAACTCCTGCCTGGTGCAGCGGAGTGTCGATACTTTCCTTGGTATGCCATTCAATATTGCCGGTTACGGCATCCTCACGCAGTTCATTGCGAAGATTACGGGTCACATGGCTGGCGCCTTCGTCCATTTCGGCTTTGATGTTCACATTTACAACAACCACTTGGAGCAGGTTGAAGAGCTACTGGCTCGCGAACATCCGGAGTCGTCCGACCCCATCGTCGTCTTCCCGCACGAATGGGAAGAGTTGGATGACTTCAAATGGGACGGCGTGCAGATCTTCGGCTACGAACCACTTCCATGGATTAAGGCTCCAGTGGCGGTGTGATATGGCCAGAGGCATGTATGTGTTATGTGAAATTGAAGATGTGCTGGCGAGAGCCGGCCATCGTAAAGCCGCTGCTGATGAAAACGCAGACACTCTCGTTGCAGGTGATGAGCTCATATTCCCCACCAGCCGCATGTTGCGTGGCTTTGCTCGCTCCGGTGCTGAAGTGGTGCTTATCAGCCACCGTCCGGAAGCGCTCGAAAGCGCAACCAAAAAATGGCTGAGAGATTTCGGCATTGATTATGACTGGCTGCACCTGGCACCACGTGGAGTCAATTACGAAACCCATATAAAGCGCACGCTTGCCGCGCATAAAGATGATCTGATGATCGCGGCACTGGTGAGTTCGTCACGTCTACGAGCTGCTCTGTCTGGTTTTCACCAGCGCCCGGTAATGTATGAGGTGTCTCAATGAAGATGATTGCAGCTGTCGGTCGCAATTATGAGATCGGTAGAGGAAACGAACTCCCCTGGCGCTGCCCCTCAGACTTAAAACTGTTCAGAGAGCTCACCACAAACGCCACAGTCGTTATGGGCAGAAAGACAATGGAAAGTCTTAAGCGCCCGCTTCCGGAGCGCCACAACGTCGTTCTGACGCGCTCATCTGGGTTCATGCCCAATGGTTTTTACCCTGCCACTATGGACGATGTAATGCAGCTTGATGGTCCCGTTTGGGTTATCGGCGGTGCGCAGATCTATTCTCTGTTTCTGCCTCACGTCGAGGAACTCTGGCTATCGCATATGGGCGTAGACGTTCCTGACAGTGATGCTCATTTTCCGCGGCAAATGATGCGTAATCTCGGCTTCTTTCCTGTGTTAACGGCTCATACACAACGGGGAACGGAGGATGAGCCCGGCTTCCAACAGATTGTTTACAGAAGGTGGTAATGGATTACCGAATTGGGATCACTGGCGCTCAGGGCAGTGGAAAAACAACCCTGGCAAAGTTTATCGACGAGCATTACGGCATTCCGTATGTGGATGCTGGCGTTGGCGCACTGATGACAAGGCTTGGAGTCAACGTAGGCGATCCAATGCCGCTCTTTGAGCGTCTGCAGGTGCAGATGGAAGTTGCCCGCCATATTGAGCTGGTAACACGCGGAGCGGAAGGTTTTGTAATAGACCGTACGCCTGCTGATGTGATGGCTTATACGCTCGATTTGGTAGGCCAGACCAATGACCAACGATGTATTGATCTGGCGCTGGAAATTGAGCGTTTTTGCCACAAGACCGCGTTGTCCAATTTTAATGCCATTGCGGGGCTGCGCCCGGGCGTGAATTTGAGAGCACAAGATTATGAACGTGCCCAGAGAGGTTCGCTTGATCGTCTTTATGTCGCTCGTATCGACTCGTTGATGTGTGGCGAGCTGACAAAAATTAACTCTCTGGCCAAATCCGGAGATCTGCAGGTTTTCGTCCTGTCGGAAACCTGCATTTCCATTGACGCAAGAGCACGCTCGATCATGCGAGTAATCGACCGCCATGTGGAACGTATAGAGAGCCGTATCTCAAATCGCGTCACCTTCCACTGATTCTTGTTCCCCTGTGAAGGAATGCCAGAATAACGTCACCAAAAATAGTTTCAGGAAAACAGAATGTTAGGCGAAATATCTCTGGCTGATGAGTTAGATCGTAAAACGATAGAGGCGCTGACACGCATCGCAGACGAGCAGTCCCGATCGCTGATGACAGAACGAGAGGCCAGGCTGGCTATCAGAGCTGTTTTTGAGTCCGTTCAGGGATTGGTAGGCGATGATGTGGGAGAGGTTCTGAATGTGGCAATGTCCCAGTTCAGCGAACGCGGCAAGCGACCTATCTTCCCCATGCATATCAAAATGGCTGCCGGCACTGTTCTGTATGTGTCGATTTGTCTGGATACCAATGAAATTCGCATTCTCAACGTCACCACTGGTGAGTGGCGTGCGCCGGTAGAGTGCGAATCGCAGGAGGAGACCATCAAAAAAGCAGCTCAATTCGTGCGTAGCGCACTGCTTAAAGGTGCCAAAAAGCTGTAAGGAGTAGTAATGGGACAACCAGTAAATATAGCAGGCAAACGTTTTGGAAAGTTGGTTGCACTTAAATATTCCGGTATTTCAAACAAACAGGGGCGACTTTGGGATTGCATCTGCGATTGCGGTAACACCTGCCAAGTTAGTTACGGGAAGCTAAATCACGGGGCGACAATATCGTGTGGCTGTGTCTACAACGCACATCGTCGTAGCATAAAGCCTCATGGTATGAGTAAAACGCCAATTTATCGTATATGGCTGGGTATGCGGGAACGATGTGAAAAAACAACCCATCACGCCTATAAGTGGTATGGCGGCCGAGGTATCAAAGTCTGTGAGCGGTGGCAAATCTTTGAAAATTTTTATGCTGACATGGGAGAGCGACCAGAAGGGATGTCTCTTGATCGCAAAGATGTGAATGGTGACTACGAACCTGAAAATTGCAGATGGGCGACTTTTGAAGAGCAGGCCAATAACACGCGTTCAAACTTAATTTTGGAGCATATGGGGGAAAAGCTGACTCTCTCACAATGGGCTAAAAGAGCTGGGATTCAGGCATCTACTCTTCACTATCGAATCAAGAAGGGGTGGCCATTAGATCGCGCGCTTAACGCCAGCGTCGACACATATGCCAACCGAGATAGTAAGCGTCTGATCGAGTGTCGTGGCAGAACTCAGCGGATTACCGAATGGGCAAGAGAGGTTGGCTTGACTGCGACCATTATCTCGCAGCGAATTTTGAGGGGATGGGATGTTGAAGCTGCCATTTTCACACCATCCAAACGACCAGTAAAAGGAGATAAAAAGTGATTGCTACAGGGGTGGACATCGAATCTACAGGTATTGATTTTCTCTCAGGCCATAAGATCATTGAAATCGCAATGGTGAAGTACGAAATTGAGACCCAGGCAATGGTTGATAGTTTTGTAATGCGGTTCAACCCGCGTCGCAGTATCGATCCTAAAGCGCAAGCTGTACACGGTATCTGTCTTGAAGATTTAGCCGCTGAGCCGTTACTAGCCGATCACGCTTCATCTGTCGCTTCATTCCTCTCTTCTTCCGATATTTGGATAGCCCACAATGGCGAAGCATTCGACATTCCGTTTATTAGGCATGAGCTGAAAAGTTACGGTTTTTCGCTTCCAGACGTCCCATTGATTGACACTCTATTTTCCCTGTGGGCCACAGAAGACGGCAAACGGCCGCGACTGGAGGAACTCGCCTTCTCATTGGGTTTTGTCTATGACAAGGCTAAGGCGCACAGCGCGCTCTATGATACCGATCTGATGATGCACTGCTTTTTCAAAGCACGGGAAAAATACGGCTTCTATAAGCTCCCATTCGAAAGCGCCTGACGGCGCTTTCGCCCTTCTCATTATCCCAACTGCCTGTATTTACTTCTTTTCCACCTAATAGGTTTTGACAAAATGCTCTCAACCCAAAAACGTATAAACGCTCACACAACGTAAAGGAGAGAGACATGAGCAACCTCAACAATACAGTCAAAAAAGATGATCTGGATGAGCTGACCGCCATGCTGCAACTGCTCGATGAGCCTGAAAAACTGGCTTCGGAGGCTGTTGTAGGAGACGAAATAGACGACCTGCTGGCAGATCTTAACGATGAGACGATCGTGCCGGTGCCGGCTGTTGCTGAAACTGTAATGGAAGCGAAAGACGGCGGCGATCTCACCGGTGTGTTTGAAGAGTTGGAAAACGAACATGAGTCGCTGAAGGTGGTTGATGTTGAGATACCTCAAGTCGAGTCGATCTCCACTCTTCCTGAGATCGACTCGACACAGGGTGATAAACCTCAGACTGATGAAAAAAAGGAGAAACACGCCAAAGAATCGTCAGTTGCGGCTCAGCCAAAAGAGTCGAAGGCGGCGAAAAAAGAGCGCGCAGCACCCAAGCCTCGATTCAGCCTGAACGATAAGGGCGATGATTTTTATGCTGCGGCTGGTCTGAAACGTGAGGTCTTCATCGAAGCTCTGAATTCGGCGCCGGTTAAGGCAAAAGACAAGATCTCTAACCTGCTAAATTGGTTCAACGGCGGACCGGATATCAGCATCTACACGGTGATTGCATTGCGGCATCTTATTGACACAAAAGAGGCAAGCAGCAATAGCATTAAGCTGGCGTTAATGAGCTATCCGGAAAAGCCATATCCACTCAGCACCGCGTCGACTCAGGCTGGCCAGATGATGGCTGTTTTCCCAGTCACGGGAATCGCTACGAGGGATGGTGGAAGATTGCTTCTTAATGAAGAGTCCCCGATCGTAAGGAAATTTATCGCGGAGTATTCCATTGGCTGACGATCCGTTTCGCGCTCTGAAGCCCCCTGATAGTTTTAGAGCGTTGGACAGTTATTCGTATGCCCCAACAGTAAAAAACACGCCAGAGCGTCTCCCGTTAAGCAATCTGGCGTGTTTTTTCTTTATTTGCCATTCGTAAAATGACATGAAAAAATAGGTAAGTACTTACCTATTGGATTATAAAATGATAGCAGCCGAAAAAATCAAAAAGCGAGAGCGAGATGCCTCTCTTCGAGACCTTTGGCGCACACCGAAATGGTTGTTTGTCGCCATTCAGCGATATCTCGGCATTACGTTTGATGTTGATGTCGCCTGTAACAAAGAAAACGCGCTTCTTCCGAGCTACATAGGTGTGGAACGAGATGCTCTTAAATCCAGTTGGGGTGATCCTGGTACGGTGGCCTTTCTCAACCCGCCCTACTCCAAAATAACCCCCTGGATAGAGGCGGCTATCCGAGAGCAAGCGCGTGGTGTAACCACCGTTATGCTCATTCCGCAATCGCTCGACACGATGTGGTATGAGCGCGCCACCGAGTGCGCAAACCAGACGGTAGTTCTGTCTGGCGGCCGCGTAGCGTTCATGGAACCAGATGTCACATTGGGTTTGGTTGAGGTCAATATCAACCCAGGCGGAAGTATGCTGGTGGTCTTCCGCGGATTCTGTCAGAACGCTGGTCACTTCATGAATAAAGTCCCGCTGACGGTGATGAAAAGTCTGGGTGGTTACGATCCTGCCAAAGTGATCAGGAAAAAAAGACCACGGAAACAGGCTGCTTAATCCGAGTCTGGGAGCGTTTCATAACCTGCTTTCGTATATATAAATAACTAAGTACTAATTATAAACATATACGAAAGCAGGCTTTTCCTTGTCGATTCCAGACCACTCCCAGACCGAAACAAGACGCCCAGACCACTCTGGAACCCCTCTCCAGACGCTATAGAATCGTTTTTGTGAAGACAAGTAAGGAAACCATCATGGCATACCCGACCAACGTTGTAGCGCTCGTTGAGAGCGATTTTTTGGCTAACGCTCGCGAACTCATGAAGGATCGTGAAAAGGCATTCAGTCTTTACGAGTGGTCACTGAAATGTTTGCACACTGGCGAACACAAAGACCTGATTGAGCAGCTCCTTGGCGAGCTAATCAACGAGGTTTTTGCTCTGCAAGTTCAGCTTCATGGTAGACAAAATGATCAGTCATAAAAGTAAGTAAGTAGTTACCGTTTACGATGTATCATAGTGGTTGTAGAATGATGTCGATTTCGACCTGAATCGAAATCTCGGTCTGGTGGGTGGAGGATAGCGTCACTGGCACCAGACTTAAAAAAGCCCACAACCAGCGCAGAACCAGCCCTTTTGGGGTTTGGGGAAGGGGGAACCAAAGTGGGCAGAGAGAAGGGTCACTTTATGATTGTCGAGTCTGGGTATTTTGAGAGGTTGAATCCAGTACTCCCCTTCATGAAGTGTGGGAAGATCTCGGTTCTGGGGTGCTGTCATCCATAACTTCCCAAGCCTAAGCTGGCAGTAGACTTAGGTCATAACTTTTCAGGTTATGAAACGACCAGGTTGGTGAGGATTTTTTACTCACCTCCCTGGGAGAGTATTACCTGAAAAGACAACCTCTCACTTCGTTCGAGGTGAACTTCACTCACTTCGTTCGCTCAGTTCAGGTAAAAATAAACCCGATCTGGGAAGTAATTTATTGAAAATAAATATGTATAAACACGCGTGCGCACACGCGCGAGGAAAAACTGGCGGCGGCGCACGCTTTGGAGTTAGAGATGACGACAAGCACACATGCCAGACGAAAAACGGCAGCCGGCCGTGCGCAGCACCAGTATCAAAAACACCCCCGCAAAAACTTCAAAACGCCAGTTGTCGAATTTAATCCCCGGTTTAAGACGGTCAAAGTTTTCAGTGATGGCTCTTGTCTCAGAAACCCAGGCGGGCCCGGTGGATATGGCATCGTCTTTCAGTTCCGCGGCGAAGAACGTGAGTTTTCCGACGGCTTCCACAGCACCACAAACAATCGCATGGAGATGATGGGCGCCCTGATAGCTTTGGAACGCCTTAAATTCTCCTGCAACGTGATCCTGCACTCAGATAGCCAGTATCTCAAAAATGGTATGACCCTCTGGATGAAGGGTTGGAAACAAAATGGTTGGATTACTGCTGACAAGAAGCCTGTAAAGAATGTCGACCTCTGGAAGCGACTAGATTTAGCCGCCAGTCGCCACAATGTCCGGTGGAACTGGGTAAAGGGTCACGCCGGGCATCGAGAAAACGAAATATGCGACAGGCTGGCCAAGATCGCAGCATATGCGGCAGCGGATACTCCACACAAAAAAGATGCTGGTTTTTTGGTATAAAATGATAAGTAAGTATTTACCTATCATTTTGTATCATGTATCTTACCCATCGTCAGGATGACAACGTGCTGGTTAGGCACGGTTCCAAGGATGGAACGCAAAAAACGGCGGCTGGACATTCCAGCCGCAACTCTTTCTGACACTGAATGGAATCCAAATGGCACGTCAAACGCCTTTCACTTCTTTCAATAAACGTCCCCGTTCAATTCGCCTGGTTCTGGCCGAGCTGTTTAGCGGTCGTGTTTCTGCACGCCTTGCGGAACTGGAAGAACGAGTGTTTGAGCTGGAGAAGCGCATTGATGCGCAAGCTACCGCCATAGCAAATCTGGGTGCGACAGTAGGCATGGGGAAGGTGCGTGATTCCGTCGCCTCTCGTGTGTTGCGTGAATCCCAAGCACACAAGGACAGTTCTCATGGAAAATTTTCAACGAAATCGACTGAAGCCAATGGCCTACGGAGTAATTTTAGCAACCCTGGCAGCGGTAGCCGTACCAGCCGGTCAGAGTCTGTTGATACCGGACACAACTACTTCCACCACAACCTTGCAGACGACACCCCTGCCAGAACGACCTCCTGTCTCTCTGGATGGGATGCTGCTGGACACGATTCTAGCTCGACCTGCAACTCCGGATCTTCCTTCTGCTGTGACTGAGGCTATTGCATGAAATGGAGCTTCCTCAATACCCTAATAATATGGATTGAATATTGTATTTTACTTATGACGGCTGGACTTTGTAATTTGTTTTTTATTGAGTTTTCATCTTCGTAAAACTTTCGATAAAAACGCAGGCTAATAAGATATTATAGCCTGCGTTGTGATTTACTTACACTTGTTATTTAAATAGCTTCTAATATATAGATCAAGCAACTTGCTTAGCTGTTTGTTAACTTCATCATGTTTTTGAGGGCTACGCATTTTAGAAAGATGCCGCTCAAGAAATTTTGAAGGCAACTTTATAACCAATTTGTTATGGTTGTCATAAAGTTCTTTTACCCAGATTAGCTCTTTATGTTTTTCTAAGTTTTCAGAGTGATCCCTATTTATAATGAAAGCTAGCCTACCATAATCTTTAAATAAATATGAATTTACTTGTCTATATTCATCAGCACCTAACGTTTTGTAGTTTTTGATTTCGAATACAACTTGTCGAGATTGGTAATCAGTCAATATCCTTTTCCAGACAGGTGTGTCGGCAAGGTTTGTTGCAATAATGTCTCGCTGCTGTAGACCATTTTTGTTTGAATGAAGTTCAATATTGGTCAAATTCGTCGCAAACAATATTTTAATAGCTTTCAAAGCCCATGCTTCAAAATCAACAGCCCCTTCCTTACCTTCTGGGATATTATTTAATTCTTGAAGAAGAGCACCGATCCGTTGTTTTCGTTGTTCTTCTGATACGGAGCTAACTTCGATATCGTATTCATCGTGGATATCGTCAGCTGTTTCAGGAGTAATGTCTGACTCATGTACACTTAATGCAAGCCAATAGCAAGGATGTAGCAGAAGCTTGGAGCCTGGTGTAAACTCTTTTTCTGGTTCTTTTCCATCATGACAAAACACATATGATGAGGACTGCTGATTGTATAATCCAAAAAAACCAACACTATACAAACGTTGGATCACCTGAACAGGACCTTCAAACAAAAGGATGTCCTGTAATTTCATTTTGTCATTAACTTCTTTTATATCAAATGCTTGGCTTATTATTTCAGAGGCTTCCGCGATGGAAAAATCTGGTTTTTTATTGCCAAAAAGCGATGTAAATATATCTAGTGCAGGGAATACATTTTCATATTCTTTTAGTAAGTCGTTAAGCCTGTTTTGAGATATTGTGTTTGCAGTGGCTTTTATGTCATCAATTATTATTTTTGTGCGATCGTGAGTTGCGGCCCTCAGGAAAGCATCATTTAATAATACCAAGATATCTCTCGGTCTATATAATGTAAGCTTAAGTGCTTCTTTAAAACCCGTATTTGACTGTAATTCATTAGCGGTGTACGCATTCCAAACTCGCGTGTTATTTTCTATGGTTGAGTTAAATGCAACTCTCATTCTGTTACAAACCAAATTGAAGAGATTGTATTCGTCCCAATGTAATCTTAATACCTGTCCTTCAATGTTTCTGGTAAAATCAGGATCCATTTTAGATATGGCTCTATGGATATTGTCTCTAACGAAAGCAAATGCGATAACTTTTTCTTGCAAATTTTGTTTTATATCAATAACAGACTGAATGAAACCGTCAACGATAGCAACCCCTAAATCATCTGGAGTGTATCCTTCATCTAGCCTGTCAGCAAAAATAACGAATTGATGGTTTGATTTTGAAATAGCTTCGAATAAAACCTCTTCTAGTAAATCTAATTCAAAATTATCTGATAAATCTGATATTCTTGTAGCCGGTTTAACATCTTTTCCAGTATCAAGGATAGATATTAATTTTTTCCTTATTTTACCACTTATGTTTTGTCTTTTAGCTCCCCAAGATAATAAGTGTTTCTCTACACTTTTATAGTCTAGATCATTTTTCATCTTATAGTGGCTTGCTATTTCGGAAAGTAATTCCATATAAATCGCATAGCGCCAAGCTAGTTTGCTTCCGGCTTTAATATGCAAATAATTTTCACCGAAAAGTGAGACAACATCTCTTAGACCAATAATTTGTTCTTCAATAGGGCTAATGGTCATCACATGCGTTTTAGGTTTTGCGTGCCAATGTTTTGACAGCATATGCACTAATGCACTTTTGCCAGTGCCTCTGCGACCTACAACTATGCATCGATCATACGACTCTAAAAGAGCTTTATAATCAGTTGTTTGCCAGAATGAGGCTTCAAGCATTTTGGCATCGTGTTCTGCTCTGATATCCCCTAGAACGTTACCTTTCATGTATTACCCTTTTAGCGTTAAAAGGAGGGGGCAATGGCCTTTGTAGACTTGAGTTCCATTTGCCTGATGCCATCCTCATCAAACTTCTTCCGTTTTCCCGAAGAGGGGGGAGATTAATGTATCATTTTTAACGGGTTACACAAGAATATGACTTCTTAATCTAGGAGCTGAGCGTTCTTCAGGAAAAAAATAAGCATGAATGACAGCGGTTGTAGCCTTAGATTTTAAGGTGGTTACGTTCTTAATTTATTGAATTACCAATTAACTTTGAACACTATCAATTTAGCGTCTCTAAGCGTCTCTACAACCCCTGTGAATACTGCTTTTACGCCTTTTCAACTTTGGGAAAATAACACCAATAAGAAAACAATTTGTTTAATGGTGTGATCATGAATACAGCCCTTTCCATCATTGACGCTATCACCCCAAACACTGATATCGACTACCGGCAGGAAATGAACGTCATCCACGAAATTGTGGCCGAGTGCGAGAAAGAGATCGCATTCATGCATCAGGTTCACGACTTCGTTTATGGCGACGAACGCCACAACATGATTAACCGCCTGCTGCGACTCAACCACCGGCCGGATGACGAGCGCACACGCTTTAACAGAGCCTGGCTGGACAAAGTCGACCTGGAATGGGTGAAACAGAATATCTGGGCCGAGTACTGGAAGAAGGTCACGGATATGACAAACGTTCTGCTGATCATGCCAGCTTCCCGCCGCGACGAGTGGCGTGAGCAGTTCATCGAGGGCAAGCAGGAGACCATCAAAACAGACAGAACCGGCTACCAGATGAAGGTGAAGGAGTTCGTTGGTGTGCCGGAGTTCAAAGCAGAAACGGTCATCCCAACGATGCTCAATCTGCTGAATGACAGGCACAAATATCTCTCTGAGCGCGTGTATGGCTTGTTTAAAGCGCTGAGTCCTGCCCACAAGACCAATAAGACGAACGGCTTTAGCGAGCGTCTGATCATCGCCAACTGCATTTCCGAGTTCTGGCGGGACAGCGTCAGCGTGAACTACCGGAAAGAGGACTACATCGACGACCTGCGTGTCATGCTTCATTTCTTCGCACACAAAGAGTTCATCACCATCAACCGCACAACTGAGATGCTATCAGCTGCGTACCGGGCAAACGACTGCCAGACCGGTGACTGGATGAATGTCGACGGAAACCTGATGCGCGTGAAGATGTTCAAGAACGGCAACGTTCACTTTGAAATACATCCTGACGTGGCCTGGAAGCTGAATGAGGTGCTGGCTTACAGTATGCCTGCAGCAATCCCGGCGCCATGCCGTACTGCACCCAAAATACGGGCACCAAAAGAGTTCGGGTTAATCCAGAAGACGATCTCCGAGCCGGTTCGTACCGCGCTGCGCGACGGGCGATTCAGCAAAGACAAAGGCGTCTGGTACTTCTCTGATTCCAACCTACAGAAGTCACAGGTGGAAGAGCTTGAGCGCACACTGAACTTCATTGGCGGCGTGCAGGAGAAAAAGCACTGGCAGTTCCCGTATGAGATCGGCCATACGCTCAATACGATTGTGGCCACCGGCTTAATACCGGATACAAAATCACACCAGTTCTACCCTACCCCACGTTTGATAGCGGAGTACGTTGCCAGAGCCATCGAGCTGAAGCCAGGTGAGAAGCTGCTGGAGCCTGAAGCCGGGCGCGGAGATCTGTTGGCCTGCATCGACGCCAATCCGGAAGACGTTACCTGCATAGAAGTCGCACCTCTCTTCGCTGATATCCTGCTTGGCAAGGGGTACACAAATACGGTCTGCTGTGACTTCATGAAGTGGTCTGAGGACAACGCAGGCTATCAGTTCGACAAAATCGTCATGAACCCGCCCTACTCTCTTGGCCGTCACAGAGAGCATACGCTGGCCGCGCTGGAGCATCTTAAAGTCGGCGGGCGCCTTGTTGCTGTTTTGCCGGGGGACTCACCAACCCTGAACTGGATGATGCTGGAGAATTTCGTCTACGCCAAAGGTAAGTCGTTCACAGGCGAGTTTGATGACACGGGGATAACTGTCAGTGTGTATGTCTTCAAACGCATAAAATAATAGGTAACCACATACTTATTTTATGTGAGAATGATGACGCGAAATTAAGAGGAAAATACACATGGAAAGCAGGAATAAAGCCACTTCTATGGATATACAAGCTGTATCACCGATGAGCACGGATACTCCTTTCAGAGTTTGCCTTCAGGGCAACAACCAAACCGCTGTGGGCACGATTATTGTCGATAAAGGTAAGGTCTCATTTGAAGGCGACGCCGACGAATCAGCGCTGATTTTTATTGAGTACCTGGTGCGTCGAACTAGTCAGCAGTGGGCAGAGCTGGAGAAACGCGCCAGACATTATGATGAGTTTATGAATGTCATAGAGGCTGCTCGTGCCGCTCTTGCTGCTGGCACTCCTGTAGATCTGGAGTATTTGTTTAACGGAGAGTTGGCCTCTGCCATGTTCGCCACCATGTTCGCCGGCGAATTTGTTCGACACGGTGCAAAAAACTATCTGGAATTGAGCTACGACGTTCCTGAACTTGGATATTTCACTGTTACGACTCAACGTAAGGGGTGCAAAACGCCAGGCGATCGCATCGCAGAGCTGGAGGCTGTAGTCGACCAACGCAATGGAGAATGCGTGCGGCTTATGAAAGAGCGTGACGAACTGCTCAGTGATCAGCTAACCAAAGGCTCAAACATTCGCGCGGCAGCCGACGTTTACTTTCAACTCATGGAAGAGTGCCTAATACCGCCAAGCGGATCTCTCGTTGAGTATGTGCGTGAGCTTGAAGAACAGGTCAAGACACTGCAGCAGCAAAACCTACACGCCACCGCATCATGATGAGGTCGTAACTGGTTTCACCAATTTAAGGCTATATCAATAGTCTTAAACAATTTGTTTTCACCAATAAGTTATTGTCACCACCGTCAAACTTGATCGCATTTCATCAAAGAACTACTGTTTAAATATACAGTATTTTGGGGTGATCAAAATGGGCGGAAAAGACACCAGTTATCAGGTCGTATACAGAGGTGAGACACTTAAACATTTCAAGCCTGGCCAGTGCGTCTTTTTCCAGCGAGAGAGACAGTATGGTGGCGGCTATTGGTTGGGTAAGACACATGTGGACGGTTTTGAGTTCCTGCTCGAACAACCAACCTCTCTAAGAGAGGGGATGTTGTTTCTGCTCACTCTTGCAAAGGTGGAAGCCAGACATATGGAGTTCGTCGATTTCGATGACTTCAATTTAACGTAGTCACTGCTTGGGACAGACTATGTGCAACAGCAAAGTTGAAATGTCCGCTTTGAGCGAGGAGCAGAAGTTAGCTATGCTGACCTGCCTGAAAACTACACCCGCGCGGATGTGTACCTGTCGCTGATGCGGGCCGGGCCGGATGGCGCAAATACACGAACATTCTGTTTAACAGGGAGAAATAATGACGTCTGAACAGTTTGAACGAAGAAAACAAAAAGCCATCGCGCTGATGGACAGCAGAAAAATGTGGCGAAGCAACTATGCTCCGCCCCTGCTTCGGGGGTTGTGGAAGCTGGGTCTGAAGATACCCCCGACTCCGTTTATGTCCTTCAGGCATGTGCTGGTGCTTATGTCGGTATGGTATAGTGTGGTCTGGGGGCTGGTGATGTACTTCTGTACTTGGCGTGCGCAGGGAATGCCACCTCTTGTCGCCTGTGTTCACAGTCTCTGTGCCGGTCTGTTCTTCGGGTTTTTTATGGCGCTGTTTCACCTGTGGCGAAAAAAGGTCAACGGCCTTCCTGACTGGAGCGAGCTGGACTGAAGCCAGTCCTCTTCCGGTCTCTGTTTTTTGTTCTGTAACTGAAATAACCCCGGTTGTCCGCTGATGTCGTTCATGACGTCAGCAGGCCGGGTGTCTCCAACAAAAAATGAAGGCAAGTCACCTGCTATGTTGACAGGCAGATGTGAGCGATGAGCGGATATTCAGACCGACTGATAGCTGATTTTGAGTTGCCAAAAAAAGCGCTCTTATTCAGTACAAAAAAGATGGTAATGTTTCATAAAATCTCTTAGGCCTTGCAGGAATGGTTTTGAAATGAATGGATCTTGTTTGTGTGGAACAATTGAATTTGAACTTACTCATAAACCAGCAGTGTTTTATCGTTGTCATTGCTCGCTTTGCAGAAAGCAGAGCGGCGTGGGTTACAATCTCGCAACACTAGTCAAAGACAGTGAGTTTCGCTGGATTAAAGGGGAAAACTGCATTGCTTCATGGTCTAAGCCAACGGGGTACCGTACAGATTTTTGCAATGTATGTGGCTCAACTGTGCCTAACAGTCTGCGAGACGTACCTTATGTCTGGGTTCCTGTTGGTTTAATTGACGAACGTCTTGACATGGAATGTGCAGGAGACTTCTGCACTGATGATGCAATGCCCTGGGATGAAACCCGCTCACCTAGTGGCCACGCTGGACCTGTCGAGTCGCTTGCCTCGCTTTTAAAGTGCCTGAAACTCAATTCCTGAGCGTCCGCACCCAGCACGGAGCGGACATTGGCCTTATTAGCATAACTGAACCGTTCTCTGGATCTCTAAAAGCAAATGGTTCGGCTAAGCGGGGGCTTACAATTCCCTCTCGCATTCAAAATAACAAAACGAGAGGGATTCGCATTAAATTGTCACTGGTCTATAAGCTATGATATTAACAGTTCCTTTACCTTTGTATTTTTTCATTTCAAAATCACTACTGAGATTCTGAATTATCTCAGGCAGCTTAGTCGCCCCATAAGATCTTGGATCAAAGTCTGGCTTTGATCTTTTTACAAAAGAACCGGTTGATGATACATTTGCCCACCCATCATCATCCTGATACTGTTCCCACGCTTTTCTAAGTATTGGAATCAACTCCACAGCATTTTGCTGTCCAATTAAGGACGTTTCTTTAGGCATACCTGATGATTCTGCTATGGCTTCTAAGTTTAAATTTTCAGTAAAAATAAAGTCATCGCAGGCATTCCTGAAGGAAATAGGTGTTTTGTTTTCTCCGACACCGAACACAAATATTTCTGATTCTCTAAGACGGGAAGCCAGTTTTGTAAAGTCACTATCACTTGAAACCAGAGCAAAGGCATCAAATTTATTTGAATAGAGTAAATCCATTGCATCTATAATCATTGACGCATCAGTCGAATTCTTACCAGTTGTATATGCAAACTGTTGAATTGGTTGGATTGCCAATTCATTTAAGAAACCTTTCCAATTCTTGAGGTATTCACTAGACCAGTCACCATACGCTCGTTTTATAACAATGTGTCCATGCGCTGAAATTTCATTTAGAATTGCTTTTACTTTAGAATATTGAGCATTATCCGCATCAATTAGTACCGCTATTTTTTTGTGATCATCTAAATCTTTCATTTAAACTCCGATGCTGAATTATGAATGTTTTATTTCATAATTATCAAAAAGTTAATCATACAAAAGCATGTTATGCATATCACATTTTTATTAATTAATCGAGTGAAATCCATGATCGATGTTGCAT